GCCAGACGAGGCCGATAAAGAGTTAGTTTCTTTCGTGACTGATCATTGTGATCGGTGGCGTACCTACCGAGATGTCAATTTCCTGCCGAGCTGGGAAGAGTACGAACGTATCTTCCGTGGTGAATGGGCAGTCGAAGACAAGACCCGCGATTCTGAACGCTCCCGCCTGGTCACGCCGATGACGCAGCAGGCGGTGGAGACGCGCCACGCCGAGATCATGGAGGCGATTTTTGGCTCGGGCGAATACTTCGACATCGAAGACGACTTGAAGGACATCGACGGCAATCCACTGGACGTGGAGATGCTAAAGCGCCAGTTGATGGAAGACTTCAAGAAGGACAAGATTAGAAAGTCTATCGATCACATCGAGTTGTTAGCTGAAATCTATGGCACTGGTATTGGTGAGATCGTGGTCAGCATGGAGAAGGAATACATGCCGGCCACGCAACCGATTCCGGGGCAGGTGGGGCAGGCGGCCATTGGCGTGATCGAGAAGCCGCGCGTGTCGGTCAAGCTAGTGCCGGTGAACCCTAAGAACTTCTTATTTGATCCAAACGGCACGTCGGTCGACGACTGCATGGGTGTGGCGATTGAGAAGTACGTGTCGATCCACAAGGTGGTGCGCAACATCGAGCGCGGCATCTACCGCAAAGTCAACATCACCCCGACGTATGAGGACACTGATCTCGAGCCCACGCAAGAGGTCAGCCAGTATGAGGATGAGAAGGTCAAGCTTCTGACCTACTACGGTCTGGTGCCTAAAGAGTACATCGCCAAGTTGAACGAAAGCGACGAGGAGATGGTCGATCTGTTCCCGGAGGATTCAGCGGCCGAGGACTACAGCGACATGGTCGAGGCGATCGTTGTGATTGCCAACGACGGGATGCTCTTGAAGGCCGAAGAGAATCCGTACATGATGAAGGATCGTCCGGTGCTGTCGTACCAGGACGATACGGTGCCCAACCGCCTGCTAGGCCGGGGGACGGTGGAGAAGGCGTACAACATGCAGAAGGCGATTGACGCAGAAGTGCGCTCGCATCTGGATGGACTGGCGCTAACATCCGCACCAATGATGGCGATGGATGCGACGCGTCTGCCGCGTGGCGCGAAGTTTGAAGTGCGTCCGGGCAAGGCGATTCTGACGAACGGCAACCCGAACGAGATTCTGTTCCCGTTCAAGTTTGGCCAGACGTCGAACGACAACTTGGCCACCGCGCAGCGGTTTGAGACGATGCTGTTGCAGGCGACCGGCACGCTGGACAGTCAAGGTATGGTCAGTCAAGTCTCGCGTGACGGCGGCAACGCCGGCATGTCGATGGCGGTTGCCTCGATCATTAAGAAGTACAAACGCACGCTGGTGAACTTCCAAGAAGACTTCTTGATGCCGTTCATTAAGAAGTCGGCATTTAGGTACATGCAGTTCGACCCCGAGCGGTATCCGTCGGTGGATATGAACTTCATCCCGACGGCGACCTTGGGCATCATTGCACGCGAGTACGAGCAGGCGCAGTTTATTGCCTTGTTGCAGACTTTGGGGCCGGATACACCGGTGCTTCCGTTGATCCTGAAGGGCATCGTTGCCAACAGCTCACTGTCAAACCGCATGGAGTTGATGGAGTCGCTGACACAGATGGCGCAGCCGAACCCAGAACAGCAGCAGATGGCGCAGATGCAGCAGCAGTTGGCGGTGGAGGCGGCGCAGGCGCAGATCGCGGTCAATCAGACGCAGGCCGAGCAGAACCGTGCGGAGGCCACGAAGACGCTGATCGAGGCGCGATTGAAGCCCGTCGAGACGGAAGCGAAGATTATGTCGGCGACCACGCAGAATTTGCCGACTAGCGATGATCTGGCGTCCAAAGAGTTCGACAAGCGGGTCAAATTAGCCGAGTTAATGCTGAAAGAAGCCGACATCAAGAACAAATCGAAGATTGTTGAGATGCAGATGGCGGATAAACAGAACAAGATCAGCGGCATGGAAGAGGATTTCCTTGATGAGCTGACCAAGGAGCTGTCGAATGGACGTTGAAAGCCTCGCTAAACAGTTAATTCTGCAAAACATGACGCCAGAGCAGCAAAATGCTGTTCTGGAGTCGGTTCGTGCGTCACTTTTAGAGGCTAGAAGCAACCAAAAACGTCGTGTCAGTGAGAACGTCGGCATGGTGGTAGACGCCTTGAAGAAGATCGAGGCGGACATTCGCGCGAAATACGACGATCTGGGTCAGAAAATCACTGATCGGGTCAACTCGGTACGCGACGGTGTCGATGGTATCGACGGACGTGACGGTAAAGACGGTAAAGACGGTCGCCCAGGCCGGGACGGCGCGACAGGGCCGATGGGTCCAGCCGGTAAAGACGGTGTTAATGGGGTCGATGGCGAAGACGGCGTGTCGGTTACGGACGCCAAGATCGATTTTGACGGCTCACTCGTCATTACGCTCTCAAACGGGCGTGAAATCAACGTCGGTGAGGTGGTCGCACCTGATCTAGCCGAGCGGATCAAGGTCATCACTAATGGCGGCGGCACCTCGCAGACGGTCATTGATACTTTGGCGTCATTACAGACGCAGATTAACAACATTTACCCTAGCCAGACGGGCAATGCGGGTAAGTTTCTCACAACCAACGGAACGGCTGTTTCGTGGGCTAACGTGGTAGGTGGTCTTAACTACCAAGGCACATGGGACGCCAGTACGAACACCCCAACACTGACTTCCAGCGTTGGCGTCAATGGCTATTACTACATCGTAGCCACGGCAGGATCGACTAATCTGAACGGCATCACCGATTGGCAGATTGGCGACTGGTTGATGTTCAATGGCACGGTCTGGCAGAAGATCGACCAGTCGAACTTAGTCACTTCGGTCAACGGCCAAACAGGTGCGGTCAGTTTGACGACAACTAATATCAACGAAGGTACGAACCAATACTATTTGGATTCGCGCGCTAGGTCGGCTATCAGCGCAGGCACGGGCATTAGTTACAGTTCATCTACTGGCGTTATCACAAACAGCGCGCCAGACCAGACGGTGGCATTGACAGGTGCTGGAACGACCAGCATCAGCGGCACGTACCCTAATTTCACCATCACGTCGAACGATCAGTACACTGGAACGGTCACAAGCGTAGCTGGCACTGGCACGGTCAACGGCATCAGTTTGTCCGGCACAGTAACGTCCAGCGGCAACCTGACATTGGGCGGCACGCTCTCAAACGTTAGTCTGGCAACGCAGGTAACCGGCACACTGCCGATCGCCAATGGCGGCACTGGCCAGACAACGGCTGTTGCGGCCTTCGATGCACTAGCACCGACGACCACGAAGGGCGATCTGATCGTATCGAACGGGTCAGACAATATCCGCCTGGCTGTCGGCACGAATGGGTTCTTGTTGACCGCTGATTCCGCAGAAACGTCTGGCGTTAAGTGGGCCGCAGCGCCTGTTAGCACGACGGTGTCGGACGACACCACGACGAACGCAAGCTACTACCCAACGTTTGCCACAGCGACCAGCGGTACGTTCTCAACGGCTACGGTATCCAGCACTAAGCTAACCTACAACCCGTCGTTGGGTGACTTGAGAGCGACACAATTAGCTGCTTCCAATGGCATTATGTTTACCAACCAGACGATCAACACGTCGGTGACGTTCCCAACGGGCTACGATGGCATCAGTGGTAAGAACTCAACGATTGGCTCTGGCGTAACGGTGACGGTGCCAAGTGGTGCCACCTGGACGATTGTGTAAGGAACGATTATGCCAATGACATTAAGCGGAGATGGGACGATTACAGGACTAGCGGCAGGTGGTTTGCCTGATGCTACGATTGTTCAATCTGATTTGGCTACGGGTGTGGCTGGTAATGGCCCCGCGTTTAGCGCTTACTATTCAGGCGCAGGGCAAACAATTTCAGTAAGCACATATACAAAAGTAATACTAAATACCGAGGCTTTTGACACTAATTCATGTTTTGATTCAACAACAAACTACCGGTTTACACCCAATGTAGCAGGGTATTATCAAATTAACGGGCTAGTAAAGTTTTCAACATCTTCAACATTCTTTTTACAAAATGTAGCTACTGTTGCCATTTTTAAAAATGGTAGCGCTTACAGGGGTGGAACACAAAACACAATCGGCGGCGCTTCTTACGTAGCATTTTCTGTATCCGATGTTGTGTACTTAAATGGGTCAACTGACTACGTTGAACTCTATACCGCGCACACTTACAGCCCGAGCATTGCTACTTTAGCGACAGATTCTGGTGCTTCAACAGTTTACTTTAGCGGTTCAATGGTGAGGGCTGCGTAATGACACTCTACGAAAAAATTATAGGCATATACCCTGAACTTACTAGCATGGATTTTATGACTGTCATCACTCTGCAAAACGATTCTGACGGTAACGGTGATTACATAGCTAAATGGGATCATCCGACACTGCCTCGTCCTACTGAGGATCAATTAAATGCCGCTTAAACTAAACAGCACAAGTGGTGGTAGCGTAACGCTTCAGGAGCCTACGACTGCTTCTAATAGAACGCTGACTTTGCCTGATAACACAGGAACTGTAATTACTACTGCATCTACTTTTGCTGGTACTGGGCCAGCATTTAGTGCGTCAGTCACTGGAACAACAACGATTACTTCAGGTGTATTCACCAAAATGGTGTTTAACTCTGAAAATTGGGACACCGCAAGCTGCTTTGATAGCACAACAAATTATCGTTTTACGCCTACTGTTGCTGGATATTATTTAATTACTGGTTCGCTTGATGCTGGAACAAGCACAAATGCAAATAGAGCCATACCTGTTATTTACAAAAATGGCTCTGCACATCGCTTTGGCGTAAATCTTGGAACAGCAAATGGGAGTTCTTTTGGTAGTTCAGTATCTGCTCAAGTTTATTTGAACGGCTCTACAGATTATGTTGAATTATTTGCGTATGTATTAGCAACGACAGCGCAATACACAGCATCAACTGCAACTTGGTTTGATGGTGTTTTAGTAAGGGCTGCATGATGACTTTATTTCAAAAAATAAAAGAAATTTACCCAGAACTTACAGACCGTGATTTTATGATCGGCATTATTTTGCAAAACGATTCTGATGGTAAAGGCGATTACATAGCCAAGTGGGAGCATCCTACATTGACTCGCCCTACTGATGAACAGTTGGAGGCTAAATAATGTCAGTCTCAATTAACGGCACTAACGGCTTAACTTTTAACGACGGTAGCACACAGACTACTAGCCCGTTTACAGGCGGCTTTGGGTTCCGTAACCGTATTATTAACGGGGATATGCGGATCGACCAGCGCAATGCTGGGGCGAGTGTTAGTACATCTTCTGCCACTAGTGGAAACTTTCAATTAGATCGTTGGAAAACATTTGTTGCTGGCACAACCGTAGTTTCATCGCAGCAATCAACAACTGCTCCGGCTGGGTATATCAACAGCACCATATATACAGTTTCTACCGCAGATACTTCTATTGCATCTGGAGATTTGTACGTAATTGAACAACCAATTGAAGGGCTAAATTGTTCTGATCTGGGTTTTGGTGGAGCGTCGGCGGCAACAGTTACTTTGTCTTTCTGGGTTAGGAGTTCAATCACAGGAACATATTGTGGCGCGCTGACAAACTCCGCAGAAAATAGAGCGTATATATTTACATACACCATTAGCGCAGCAAACACATGGGAACAGAAAACCGTAACTATTACTGGTGATACATCTGGCACATGGCTGACAAGTAACGGAATTGGTATTCGTGTTCGATTTACCCTTGCTGCCGGATCAACATTTCAAGGAACGGCAAGTACATGGAGCGCATCAAACGTGTTTGCCACATCATCGCAAACACAATGGGTTTCAACCAACGGAGCCACCTTCTACATCACCGGCGTACAACTAGAAAAAGGCAGCACAGCCACCAGCTTTGACTACAGGCCGTATGGTACGGAGTTGGCGTTGTGTCAGAGGTATTACGAGACTGGAAATGCTTATGGTGAAGGTTATACAACTGCTAACGCACCTATTGGTATTGGGTACATATTTAAAGTAACAAAAAGAACTGCACCAACAATAAGCTATCCAACTTTTACAAATGGCTCTAATGCAAGGGCTGGAGCAGATAGGGCAATTTATGTTGATAGTTATGCTAGATATTGTTTAGCTAATGCAACAGGGTCTTTGTACGCTTATGAGACATTCAATGCTACAGCGGAGCTATAAATGTACAAGCTAATAAAAAATTATGAAGGATATATTGTAGATAGCATAGTTCAAAGAATTTTAGATAAAGCTACTATCCCATTCGATCCAGCCAACACGGACTACCAAGCGTATTTAAAGTGGCTTGAAGAAGGCAACGTACCGGAACCTGCTGATGACGCCTGAACTGCAAAAATACTACGAAGATCGGTTCTCCATGATGGCCACGCCAGGGTGGAAGGATCTGTTGGAGGATATTGACAAGATCATATCGACGTTGCAGGATATTTCTACCATTGACGGCGAGAAAGACTTACAATTTAAGAAAGGCGAATTGTCTATCTTGACTTGGCTGAGAAACCTTAAATCGGTCAGCGAACAAGCTTACGAGGACTTAAATGCGCAGGATGTATGAATTTCTCTGCGAAAGCGGCGAATTAATTGAAAGATTGGCAACTTTTGAGCAGCAAGTAGTTAGTTGCAAGTGTGGCAAGTCAGCCCGCCGCACGATTTCTGCTCCGCACTTCAACCTTGAAGGGTGGTCTGGTCATTTTCCGACGGCGTATCATCGATTTGACCAGAAACATCGTGAAAAGTTAGAATCGGAGCGCAAAGCGAACGGATAAGCATTTTTGCCCCGTTCATGTTTAATCC